AATTCGTTTTTTTCATTGGTATCTTGCAAGGGAACCATGCTTAGAAATCGATATCGGCAACCCCAATGGTCTAGCAGTTGTTTTGCTGCGGCAATGTTGGCCATGTCTCTAATTAAATAGCCACGTTCGCAAGCAAACTTCTTTACGTATTCAGCAGGCAATTCGCTACCTGCTGACCAATACACATTGCCGCCCTCAATCCAACGATCTCCAACATAACGATCTTCTCTGCTGGTGTTTGTCCACATAATCCAGACTTCGTCATTTGGACCAATTTTGTTTCTCTGATTGCACTCTAACAGGCTCCAAAGTATGTAACTGTTACCGGCTCCGCATAGTCCCCAGTTTTCAAACTTTTCAAACTCCATACCCAGTGCATCTGCCCAAGTAGGCCAGCGCCAATATTGTGTAAAGCTGCATCCAAAAGTATAAAGTTTAGACATGGTGTTTTCCAAAAAGTTGACTTTGTTCCCACAAATGATCTGTTATGGTTACGCCACGTTGTTCAAACCAGCTACGTTCAAATCTCCAATCCTTCAAGGATGAGTGTTCAAAATTACTAGCTGTGTGTCTCCCAACTGGCAGTTGCGTATGATAGTATCTATATCTAAATAACTCAATGAGTTGAAATTCGCTCATGACCATTGTCTGACTATTTGGGTCGTATGCAACTAATTTTTGTTGTTCAAACAATTCAAGATGCAACTCAAACAAATTTTTCTGATGTATCGATTCAACTTTGTCTCGTAGTCCTTGTAGTAGGTCTTTCTGTATTAATCTAAACGGAACTCCACTTAGACACCAATACTCATCTTCATTGACTACCCAAGGTTTATCGCAATCCAGCATGTTTTGAACATACAACCGATTTCCGATATCTACAGATGTTGGCTCAGTTCTTATTGTTGCACTAACTGTGTCAATCACCGGCTTTTCAGTGAACACAACATCAGCATCAACTACTAACCAGCGGCCTCCAGTGACAAATTTATCTAGGTATAGCTTTACAAGTTGTTGCCTAAACCAACCGCCTGTTTGCACACGCTCCATTCCAGAAAACTCGCTAAAATAGTGGAATGTAATGTTGAGACCCGGAAAGCATTGTGTGATGTATTGGCGACAATCGTCTACGTAGGTAGGCCAGTTCTTTAGACCAAAATCATCGATAATAATGTCAATAGGAAAACCTGCGGCATGTTGTTGTATGCTACGCAGGTTTAATATTTGGGTAAAAAAGTAACCCGGAAAAGTGGTTATTACAATACGATCAATGTTCACGCATTACTTACCAAGGGCAAGTCGCTTGAGTTGATTAAGTTGATCGCTTTCTTCTAAACCAAAGTTAGTCCAGTTGCCGGTGTATTCTTCTAAAGGGGCAATGCTGCCAGATACTACGCTGCACTCTTCTAGTCCGTGTTCTGGACAGTATGCGCCGGCTTCAGACATGTTGCATTGGCCTTCTGCTACACCTTCTTTATTCCAGCCACGGGCTTGCGCTGATTCCCAACCAAGATTCCACTGACTGGCTTCTTCGCTACCTGGCGTATAAGGGCACGTAGTAACATCGTCGTGGAACGCTTTGTATCCTGCGGCCCATGCGTCTTGACCTGTGCCTTCTGCTACACCTTGTTCTTCAACTTCTTGTGGTAGTTGTTCGTCAGCAGCAACTTCTTGTCCCAAAGCGTCGGCATCAACTTCGTTGTCTGTGGGTTCTGGTTGATCGAGTTGAATTTGATCTAGCACTGATTGGAAGTCAGGCATGTTGGACAATTGTTGCATACGGGTTATAACAATGCTTCTTGCATCTGCATTAGCGTCTGCATCTGCTAGCTCTTCTAATTGATCAAACAATTCATCGTCGCCAAAAATATCATACAATTGTTCTTTAGCGTTGGTAGCATCCGGACCAACTGGGAAATCCTTGCTTAACAAATCAACTAATGTCTGTCTTGCTTCTGGTGTTTCTGGAATCGCCCAGGTGCCTTCTACTAAGTTGTTGATCCACGATTCAAAAATCTGTGCTTCTTTCATGCTGTTCGATTCCTTTGTAATGCGGGCCAGTATTGGCAACGCTTCTTCAATTCTGTGATCAATGGTTTGTTCTACAAATAGTTGTTTGAGATCTTCAACTACTAAATTGCCGCCTGTTACTTCTGTGGGGCTCCACGATTCAAAATAACCTTGGTATCCGCGATTAGTTCCAAGATGTTTAAGCACAGAGTGCATATTTTTATAATATGCATCAGTTTGTTCTACTAGACTTTTAGTATCGCCTTCTAAAATCTTGCCAGCATTGGCTCTGCGGAAACGACTTAATACTGATAACTCCTCAACAATTTCATTGATATGTTGCCCACGGACGTCATACGGGAATCCACCTTGACGCACATGCTCGAGCATTGCTTTGCCGGCCATTAGGCTACGGCTTTTTAACTTGAAACGCTCACCCTCGGAAGTTTCAACATAAATGCTTTCAATGAAACGAAAGCGAGCTTCGTCTTCGTTTAGAGATTTCTTGTGTTTAATAATAAGGCGTGCTTCGGTTGGTTTCCCGTTCCAGCTTATATTGCCTTTGCCTTGCCACGATTCTAACAAGCCTTCTGTGACAGTAGCTTGTGTGTCGCGAACATATCTTTCTTTGCTAATGTTTGCTGGCTCAAACATCAAGAAATTCTTAGTTGCAAGTTGCTTAATTTGATACATGAAATTAAACCACTCAGTCTTGTCGTCGCCTTCCATTGTTTTACCAATGTTGTCACCAAACATCAATGTGATGTTTTTGCTGTTGACATAGATAACAACTGTTCCGTAATTTCTGCCGGAACTCGGCACATAATCAAATACAAATTTATCAGCTTGGCTGTTGTCGGGTTCTCCCTCTGCGTTAACCGGGGGATTATTTGTTTTGCTATCCAGGGCTTTTAAGTCAAAGTTTTTGCTGACCAAAAGATCATAAAGTTGTTGTGATGCTGTATTTTGTGCCATAGTATCTTATTTACCGCATTACAATGAAAGGCATGGGTTCAATCATCACGTCACCATGATCCCGCATTTGATTGTCCATTTCAGTGTGAAAACTCTGTAATTGTTGCATCATGCGAATTGCAAGTAATGTGCTCATCACAAGATCGTCTGTTTCCCCGGGTTTAGCAGCATAACTTGTGCCGTGTGCCACAAATGTTTTGAGCTCAGATACCAGCGGAGCACTACGAACCTTCATGCGCCCAGATTCAACCAGCACTTTGAGCTTGTTACAAGCTGTTAGTTTGGCTTTGTTTGTAGTGTTAAACCCTTTGCGGAACCTACGGCCGCTTGCACCAGTTACTGTCCCGTCGCTTAAAAAGTAGCCTGGGATATTTTCTTCGCCGTATTCTGCAATAGATATCAAAGCAGCTTCGCCGATAGTATTATTTTCCACAGAATAATAAATTGAATTAGGGTTCTTAACGTATTCATTGATATGCTTAACAATGTCAGCTAGTATTCTAATTTGCGTTGGGATGTCAGTTTTATTGTGCCTCCACTCGCCGATTTGCTCTGTAGTATTAGCTTCGAATATTTGTATAGCTGCGGGGTCACCACCTGTGCCTAAACTGGGGTCAAGAGATACAACATAAAATTTATTAGGGTCGGGACGTTTATACCAACGAACTTGACCAGTTTTGTAAAGAGGCTCTATACCCTGCAAGTCCAATAGTTTAATAGGAGCAATCAGCGTTTCATCGTTAATAATGAACTCGCAGCCAATCTCTCGACGGAAACGATCAGTGCCTAACTGTGCTTCCATATCCTTGCCCCACTTTTCATCGCGGTCTGGGTGTTCTTGCCAATAGCTGCGATAACTCTTGAATCCGTTTGTGCCAACATCAGTTGGATTGCCGTATTCATCTTCGCACTTGTTGGCCATCTTCCAAATCAACGCAAACTGATCTTCGTCTGAGTTAGGGGTAGATGTAATAATCGCTTTACCACCAGTTGCTAGTGTAGGGCTAATAGAAGTCCAAAACTCCTGAGCAATAGTAGGTCTAACGAATGCAAATTCGTCACAATACAAAAGTGAAATAGACATACCACGACCGGTATTTTCTGTTGTTGTAGCAGATACAATACGTGATCCGTTTTCAAAGTCTATGCTACCCTTGTTGTAACTAGTAACACCGGCACGAATATGGTCTGGGCACAATTCATATGCAAAGCGAATACGCTGCATAATCTCTTGTGAACCTGTGTATTTGTGTGCTGCAATAAGGATAGTTGAATCTGGTACAAACATTGCATACCACAACAAGTAACCAGCTGCCGAGGTCGACTTGCCTGTTTGTCGCGGCATCATCGATATCGAATAACGATAATTGTGATATGTATGAATTAACTTTTTCTGGTATTCATAGGGATGGTATAACATCTTGCCCCGTGTGGGGTGTTGGATGTAGAAAAAGTGATCCATGAAGTATTCTGGACCAGTTATAGGATCTGCACATTGAACAAACTCCATGAGTTGTTCTTCGGTGAAAATCTGTTTCTTATGCGGGGCTTTAACTAATACGCCTTCTAAAGTGCTCATGCCTTTATTTACGATTATTTAGATTGATTTAAAGCAAACCAAGCCGGTGTTCCCGGGCGTATCCCTAAACGTTTTGCCTCGTCCCTGAGTTTAAAATGCTCGTCTTGTATTTGTTGGCGCTTGTGTGCATCGTAAGCTGCTGTCACTGATGCAGGAGTTAGTGTGCCTAGTGTGCCTTGACCTTGCAAAGCAAAAAGAGGATCGCTAGGGTCTAAGTAGCAATCCTCGTTGGAGTTTGTATATTGTAAGTTACTAGAACTAAAACGTATTTCTCTTGTCATTGTCCTACATTAAAACGCATGCCAGTAGCTTGCTCTACTACGCTAACTGGGACTTGATACTTGGGCAAGTCTTGCACAGGCAGTGGAGCGTTTGGCATTAGGTATGCCATTGCTTGACGACTGTTCTTTTCGTAAATAATTTTGTATAAGCGAGTCGGAATGCCTAAGCCGTTGCCAGTTACAGGATGGCCTTGATCAAAAATTCCACCGGAAACAATATAGAAGTCCCCACCTTTCGAAGCCCAGTCTCTTTCCCATGTCTCTAGTTGCTTCCAAATGCCACGATTGTTGTTGGCAACTTGGGCTACCATGTTTGTGAGCAAAAAACTTTCACTCATGATTTGATCATTTTGTGTGTTGTTGCCAGCAGGTGCCATGTGTCCACGGTCATGTGTCTTACCTACAGTAGCATAGTCAGCTAGCGTTGCTTGACATTGCTGGAATACTTGTGGATCAGCACGGAAGTTGTCTTTGCGTTTTGCCGGGCCGGTCATTGATTCTCGAGTTAAATGCTCAAATACTGCAACTGGTGCCTTTACTGAACATTTGTGGATTACTGCATAGTTAGTGCGGCATAGCTCCTGATCGCCTGGTTGTGCTTGATATGCCACAGGACCGTTGGGGAGGAACTGTGGGCATTGTTGTGCAATCTGTGCAAAAACTGACAGAGGTAGGAATAGAAGGGTTATAATTATTTTTTTCATCTTGGGTATCCGTTAAACGGTTTGATAGGACTGACTTTGTCAACGTCCGTTGCTTCTTCACTGGCTTGAGTGCCAATGCGAACAGCATCACTAGCAGGTAGCCCCATTGCTTGTAATGCATCTCTGATGTAATCTACAACATGTGGGTCGTAGCTTACAACAATTTCATTTTCGCCAAAAATAGATTCTTTGTGGAATCCATCGACTCCGTCTTCTGCACGTTTTTTTGCACCCTTGGCGCCAGCAATCGCAACACCAAAGCGATATTGTAAGTAAGGGTCTTGGTTTTTAAGTGCAGGAATTTTAAAAGCACCAGGTAAGGCACGACCCACATCAGCAGTAATCGAGCCTGTGCGGCCTTCTTTCATGAACTCTCGGGCTCTCATCTAGCGTAGCCTTTGAAACCCTTAATTGGACTAACTTTGTGTGTATCGTCCATTTCCATGCTTTTACTAAACGGAACAACTGCTTTGTGTTCAGTAGGAATCGTGGCCATTGCTTGATGTAACATATTATGCTCTTCCTCTGTGTAAGGATGAGCTGTGTTATATTTTTCGACATAGCTCGCATTGTCCATGTCCACGGGCTTTTTACTCTTGCCGTCTGCTTTGGCCATGGCCATCATAATACGGTTCATGTGATAAGTGCGGTCATAGCCGCCCTTATCTCGGAGTTTATGGGTACCTTGAGTTGCCTGTTCGGCTCTCTTAGGCATCTTACCTTCTCCTTCAACTATGAACTCGTGTGCTCTCATTATTATTCGCCTACGTAGCTGCCACCGCCAGTAACACCAGCTGTGCCAGAACTTGCTGTTCCACATTCTGCTGCTGTAAAGTTTGAACCAGTGATAGTAAGGTAGTTGCCTACGCCCACATACTTGTATTCAGTCTTGTAAGCAGGAACGCTAACAGCGTTTGAGTAAATGCTGTTAGCAAAGCTAGGGGCAAGCCAAACTTGATAGGTAACCGCGGTGTTACCTGTTGAGATTTCTACTTTGTCTGTTTGCCAAACAACGTTGGCAACCGCGGTGTATACATTTGCTTGACTTGACATAATTACCCCTTAAAGCTCTTTAGCTCAGCGTATAGTTTCATGCCAAGGTCTTTGCCTTCGCCCATAACGCCTTGACGACTGTCTTGACGGTTGAACGGAGCACCTACTGCTTGACCAGTTGACTTAGGACCATTTACGCCACCTGCCCAACGCATCATGTGTGGGTCGTCTTCGCCGGTTGTTTCTTGGTCAGTTGGCCAATCAGGTTGATTCTCATCTAATTCAGCTTCGCTGCCACATGAGCACGGGCTAGTTTCGCAGCCGCAACCTTCGTCTTGTGCCATGGCGCCTTGAGCTTGCATACCTGCTAAGTTCAATAACTGTGCCAGTTGCTCTGCTGCTTCGCCTTCTGCGCTAACAGTAATATTCTTACGTGGCTCACCAGTTTCGTCCATTGACATGTTAACACTAACGTTCATGCTTTCTGAAATCATGGCTTCTAAGTCACGATTTAAGCTGTCGTAAATGCCTTTGCCAACGATACTGCCTTTTTTAGATTTACCGCCTTCTGAAGGTGCTACTGAACCTGCTGTTGTAGTTTCTTCGGTCTTTTCCTTTTTGTTAGGAAGACCTTTTTCCTTTGTAGAAGCAAACTTTTTCAATTCGCCTTTGGGCATTTTGGCCATTTCTTTACTGGCACCTTTTAGTTTGCTCTTGGGAATCTCGCCCTTTTGTGCAGCGTGTGCAATACCAGCGGCACGGCGTTGAGACTTGCTTACTGCTTCTTCTTCAACACCGCCTTTGAGTTCTGCGTTCTTGCGTTCAATGTCAGATACTACATCGTTGCGACGTCTAATATCTTTACCCATACCAGCAAAACCTACACCATCATTACCTGAAGAGTGCTTACGCAAGAAGTTTTGTGCCATTTTGCGAGCAGCTTCTAATTGCTCACGAGTCTGGCACGATGCAATAACTTTGCTCAACTTAACTAAGTCGTTGCCTTCGTCTGGACCTTCTTCAACTTTTTCCTTGCGTCCACCTTTGTGCTTGTATGCTTTACCAGTTACACGCTCTGGCTTCTTGTCAGTTTTCTTAGGACGACCACGACCGCGCTTTTCGCCGTCTGCTGGCTTGTCATCGTCGGCGCCTACACTATAACCTGTGTTGGGATCTACACGACGAGTCACACGGCGACCTGTGCCTGTGTTTTCAATATCGTGCTTGGCACCGTGTGTAATTTCGCCCTTCTTGGTTGCTGAACGACGACGCTCAACATCCTTGAGCATGTCATCCCAGCCTTCGTCGATGTCACTGTTGTCAGTGTATTCTTTGTTGCCCATTTTAAACTTGCCACCTTTTGGTGTAGCCTTGAGCTTGCCTGTAAATGCATTGCCTTCGTCGGCGACTTGTTGTTTGCCTCGAATCGCTTGTTTGATTGCATCAGCAGCAACATCACCTAACATTTCGTCGACTTCTTTCTTTGCACCAGCAATTTTGTCAGCAAAAGTAATCTTGTCTTTAGGAGGTGCCAGTGCAGCAAATGCTGCCTTGTCGACACCTTCTTCTGCCATTGGTTGTTGACCAGTTGGTTGTTGGCCAGGTTGTTGTGGTTGAACTTTTCCAGTTACTGGTACGCCAGCTTTCTTTTGCAAGTCTTTGATCATGTCTTCGTCACTGCCATGACCTAGTGTATTGCCAATAGCACTAAGAGCTGCTTGAGCGCCACTCTTAACTGTGTCAACAAAGCCTTCGTCTAATTCTTCTTCTAGCTTGCCAGCTTTGGCCATTTTAGCACGGACTGCGCCTGCTACACGTTCGCCAGCAGCTTTGCTACCGTATTCTTTAGCAGCTTTGTCAGCCAATGCTTTGAAGCCAGTAGTTTTGTTATTGTGTTTACCTTCATCACGTTCGTTAAGTTGACCGTGTTTGAGTTCTGGCGTAGCACGAATCTCGTCCAGCTTCTTGTTTAAGTTGTAAAAAAATGTCATTTTAAATTATCCTCGTGGGTTACGGCCAGTTGCTGGCTTTGATGGACGCTTGACTGCGCTCATTGGGCTATTATCTCCCATCGGCAAGTCATTTGTAGTTTCTGCTGGTTTAGTTTTTCCGCCAGCAATAGTAAAGTCTGAACGATATGCGTTCTTGAGAACTTCGTGATCATAGGGACCAACTGCGTAATCTTTGTTTAGAGCTTTTTGTTTCTTGTCAGGTGCAGGATAGTTAGTATTGTCCAACAATCCTTTGTTCTGGTCTTCAATATCTGTGCGCTCTTCTTCGTTGTTGTCGCTGTAATTAGGCGTTTGCATTAAAACACGGTTAGGATCAAATCCCAACAACTGTGCAATTTGACGAATTTGTGCATCAATAGCTGGATAACGGAATTCTACATCTAGTGTAGACATACGCTCATTGCTAAATGCAGGAAAGTCCGGTGTGCGAGCCTGGATTGGGGTAGTTTTAATATCACCAATTTTGACAGGATCAAACTGTTCTAGCTTTTCCTTGAGCCCTTTTAAAAATTCACTCGGCACATCACCGGCGAATTTGATGCGATAAGAGTAGGTTCTTTCGCTTTCAATTAGATAATCTCTGAAGTGTTTCATGTCAGTTCCCTATAAGATATTTAGCTGATTTATTTGTTTTGCTTCTGCTGCGATAGCAGGCGTTCAAGAATGTCGTTGCGATTGAGCACCTGACCTTGGGCAGTTTCTTGCGGACCTTCATCGCCCTGCAAGTCTCGATCTAGCTTGAGTTTTTTCATTTGTAAGTCGATCATCTTGAGCTTTTTGTTCATCTTGGCTGTTTTAGCAGATAGCGCATGTCCGAGCATCGTTCCTGCTACACCAAAAATCTCAGCAGCAAATCTGCTGTCGACGTTCATGCCCAAATCGGACAAATCTTGGAAACTTTTCTTGGCTAAGTCGGCAATTTCGTCCAGCTCGTTGTCAGATTTATCAACGTCGGATACTTCTGACAGTGCAGCATCAATCTTATCGATGGTGTCATCAACAGTGGTAATAATATTACGTGTTTCCTCAACAGACAACTTGCTGGTATCATTTAAATGATCAACAATTGTTTCGTTTGTTGGGAGATCAAAAAGTTCTTCGAGTTTACGGGTCATGCCATATTTATGGGCTTACGCACGCCCGTTATGAAACATGTCCTGTTCGGTTATAACTCTAAATGTCAGTCCTTGGCGTTGGCACCAGACTTGGGCTGCTGCCCATTTTGCATGATTAACTGCAACTACAGCACGTTCTTGTGGCTTTTGCTTTTCAGTAATCATACTTTGCCCAGCTGGCTTGATTTCAACTACTTCAGCTTTAACTGTATTGTCTTTGGTTCTATAAACAACTAAAAAATCTGGAACATAGATAGTTTGTTTACCAGTTAGTGGATGTCTATAAGGAATATTGATACTTTCGCTTGCCCACTGTAGCACATGGTCGTTTGTATCGCAAAATCGCATAAATGCAAGTTCCCATCCTGAACGATATCTCGGCGTTCCTTTGCCAACATACTTTTCTGGATTGGTAATTTTGTAAGCGCCTTGTGCCCACTTGGCCATTACTGTCTCACGTTTCTAGCTGCCCAAAAATTAGGAGCAGTTGGCTCAAGTAGTCCTAGCAATGTTGCATTGCTTCTTACGCTGTTAAGATAATAACAGAGACTGATAGTCAACTGAGGGCCAGTTGTTCCTTGGATTTGATCTAGTATTGTTAAAGCACTAACACCACTTTCTTGTGCTACTCTAAAAATTGCCACTGTAAAGTTTTGTGCTTGTTCAGCAGTATTGAATACACTTTTAAAATAACTCAATACAATATCATATTCTGCTGCCGGAACATCCTCGGCGTAATTATAAAATTGATCGTAGATTCTTACCGTCTGGTCAATTCTAGGATTGATAGCATTAATAGTTCCCATGATTACCTCGCAATGGTTCCTTGACTAATTGCTTGTTGAGTAGCTTCTGTTACTCCCAGTGCAGGAGATCGTGTATCACCTTTGGGCGGTGTTGGGAAGAATATACCATCGAGAATACCACGTTGGCCTGTGCCAGGTAGACCTGGAGATCCTTGAGTTCCGATCGCTGCTCTTACTGCACCAGGCAATGCACCTTTAGCAATAGTAGTCGCACTTTGTTTGACTTCTTGATTAACAATGCTACGAATGTTTTTATCTTTGAAAGTATTGTATGCAGTCAAAGACTTTTGTGCTGCGCCAATCAGTCCAGCAACAGTACCAGATGCTAAATCTTCAGCAATACCAACACCAGCATCAATCAATCCGCCTTGACCTAATACTGTGGCATTTGAACCTGGGCGGCTAATACCACTACGAATTGTGTCGTAGTATGCTGGATCTGCAAATCCCTGAACGTTGGTATCTGGACGGACTCCGCCGATTGCGCCTGTTCCATACTTTACAGTTTCATAGCGCAAGGTCATTCTATGGCTCATAGTGCCGTTGCCTTGACTATAATCATATTGGTCATGTTGCCATTCAGTGATCATTGGATTGATCAATATATAACTGGACCATCTATGTTGGTCCATACCAAAAATTCGAATGTCTCTAAAGAATGGCATTTTGCCTGGTCGGCCGACACTGTAGAAATCTTTACCATCAGCATAACTTTCGCCGATGTAACCCCAGTCGTTTACAGGACGATCATTGTCGTAGATATCTCTAGCATTGTAATTAAACCCTGCTGGACTACCAATTAACGCACCAAGGCTACCATTGGTGTTAGCTAGGTTATCGTATTTTTGACTTGGGTCTTTGTAGTAGTATGAATAGTAGCTATACCACATTTGTCTAATGAGGTCGCCGCCGTCGTCGTGGAATTCAAATTGAACTGGTTGGTATTCAATCTTTGTCTGAACCAATCTTTTACGATTGTATTGGTTCATTGTTTCTACGTTAACGTTGTAGTTTGGGAGTTGGACATTTTTTACCATTAACCCAATTGTAGCAATGTCTTGGTTGTTGAACACCGATGCCAGTGCTGGAACATAGGTTGTGTTTATAGTAAAATAAACATGGAATAGGTATTTGTGCCGAGGCGCAAACTCAGATCCATTAGTAAGAAAGGTTTTAGCGGCATGAGCGTAATCTTTTAATTGATCACTGCCGGTAAAACCTTTTAAAAAGTCTTGCCCAAAAGCCATTTATTAGCCTGTAGCAACGTCGCCAACAATTCTACCAATTGTTTGACCAACACCAACGTTGTTACCAGCGGTATTTGTCTGGACAGCGTTGTCGAAGCGGATAGTCATTGCAATAGTAGCAGGTTCGCTAGAACCATAGTTCATATCGCCATAGTTGACTTCGTTAAGGTAGCAACCGTAAATTTCCCAGGTTTCAAGAACAACTGGTTCGTTGGTTCCGTTACCGCCGTCGAGAACTTGGAATTGTGTTACAAACTTATAATCAATACCAGATGCAGCACTTGCTTGTTCTGCAAAGTCTAATTGCTTCTGAAGTTGTTCGCCAACTAACTTACTAACTGCACCGCTAGCATCATCACGCAATGTGCAAGTAATGTCGCCCCAGGTGTGTCTACCTGCTAGTTTGATTGTTGAGTTGTAGATTGGAATATCAATTTGATCAAAACTAACTGTAGGACGAGTAAAGTCCATAACTTGCTTAGTTAATTCAGTTCTAGGTGTAGAAACACCAAAGTTTTGAAATTCAACTCTAAATCTATATTTCAGTTTTGGCATCAGCAAACCCTGTGTAGGGTTACTGTCGCTGCTTGCCAAAGGCACTGTCATTTTTGTTAATGATGCTACTGCCATATTATATCTCCTGTATACGTTTATTTATGGTCTTTTGGTCGAGAAAAAAATAGGGCCCAAAGACCCTATTTTCTTAGCTGCTAATGCTGGATTTATCATCCTGCCGAAGCTACTGTGCTTATACTGCTTGAAATCTCTCCAGTGTTCTTAATACGCAATGGAATGTAGATGAATTCAACTGCTTTAACTGGTTCAATAGCAATATCAACCCACAACTCATTGTTGTCAATGCGTGCAGGTGTGTTGTTGGTTAAGTCACAAACTACTAGGTAGTCATAGATACCGCGCTTGTTAACCAAGTCGATCATCAATGAGTTAACTGCATTGCTCATCTCGTTGCGAGTGATCTGATCGTTGGGTTCAAACAAGAATGTTTTACCAATTTCTTGTAGTCTGCCACGGATAAACGCAATCAAACGTGACACGTTGATTCTGTTCAATGCTGTCGCTACGCCAGTTGCAGTCTTGTTACCAAAGTTAGTGATACCAACACCTGGCACAAAAGTAATTGGGTTAATACTTAACTCATACAATGCATCACGCAAGCCTTGATTTACACCTAGTGTTACAAACTCGCCAGTTGCACCATTTACATAACCAATGGTTGCTGCGTTATCGATGACACCACGACGTGTACCAGCCGGAGCTAACCAAGGATAAGCAACTTCGTCACTACGCAAGATTGTTCGCAACATCATGTGGCTTGGTGGTTGAACTACAACGGAACCGCTTAGGTCATTTGTTTGGCAACTTGGATAGAAAGTACCTAAGTAAACATCACTTGTTGACAAGCCATCTCCGGTTGTAGTTGCGTTGTTAGCCCAGGCAGCAAAATCGCTAGGGTTCGGAGCTAGTCTCAACGGAGTATCACCAACAACAAACGCTGTATTGTTACGATCGTTGTTTAATGCTACCATGTTAGGAATCAACTCTGGATATTGTGGGCAAGCAATCAAATTGTATTGACGTTGCTCTTCACGAATATCAGTTGACGAGTCAATGCCAGCCTTGAGAGCAGCAACAATAATAGCACGTTGTGCATTACGTCCCATGTATGGGCTACCGTCGGCTTTATTTCCACTAACTGTTACCCAAGCATTAGTTACTGTAGGTAGAACGTCGTCTGGGAAACTTTGTGCGTTAAAGTAATCAACTTTGAATTCTTTAACGTTGTAACCTGAACGGCGTGTGTTCCATAACAACATACCTTGTGGATATAAAGCAGGGTTAGGTGCGTCTAGATCAACGTAATCGCTGGTTAACAAACTAACAATAGATGGAATTGGATCAGAGATCGGATCAGTTGTTCCGTTTGGTGCCCAACGAGCATCATCAAACAAGATACCATTTTCTGTTGTTTGATCTGTGTTTACAATCTGTACCCATTGATCAACACTATCAACTGATTCCCAACGATACAACAATGGGTAATTTTCTAAATCACTGGTGTCAACCCACAAATCGCCATAAGCCAATGGGCTTTGTGCTGTATTTGTTTGTGTTGTCGGTGCTGTTGCTGCAAAGATCGGACCGGTTGCGTTAGTTAAACTCAAATCGTAACCACGAACGTCGTTGGTAACGTTTTGATAACCTTGCCAGGTACCGTTGTTTTGAATCATAATGTCAGCTTGTGTAGTAGCACTATAATACCACATACGGTTATTTGCTGGATCTTGACTTGGAGCAGTGTCACTTGCAGTGTATGTGAACCATGGTGTAGAAACAAATGGTGTTAATCCCAATCCGTTGTTAGATGCTGGTTCACAGAATTCAACGCTTAAATCAAAGCCTGCGTCATTGACCGGATTTCCTACTTGGTCTCGTAGAATAATCAAACCAGCTGTGGCATGTGTGAACACAATTGCACCGTCGCTGTTGATAGAAGCAGAAACGTTAGGAATATTTGCAGCACTGACTGCTGCAACAAATGCCGATGATGTTGTTCCTGTAATCGTAACAGTAGCTACAGTAGATGCTGCTGTTCCAGGCTCACTAGCGGTAATAGTAAACGAATCTCCAGGTGTGAAACTAGGAGAGGTATCAAGACCTGTAACAACCAATGGACCAGAAGATATTTTTTCATAGATGATAAATCCACCAGTGCCTGGATTATCAAAATCAGGGTTAGTTCTAGCCCATGTAGCCCCAGCTGGAATGTTTATGCCGCCACCGCTTGGGTCTTGAGCATAAATGTAGTTGAATCCGCTGCTGTAAACAGGAACAGCTTGTTGAATCCAGGTGCCTAACACAGCTGAGTATTTCTTAAGAACTAAATTAGTTCCAAGGTTTACTGCGTTTGTTTTTTGCCATACAGAACCAGTTGGTTCTGGTTGAGTGTCAGTTGCTCTCCAACGTGGAGCACTATAGTTATATCCTGTGTAGAACTCAGGAGCATAGTAAGTTTTTTCTGTGATACCCAACGATGCTAGTGGGGCTGTTCCACTATAAGAACCGTTGCCGATGAATACTGCACCAACGTTTCCTGTACCTGATGAACCATCAGTAGTGGCTTGAGAATCAGCATAAATCACTAGCTTACCTTGATCAACTGCTGCATATACGCCTGTAATAGCTGCATTGTTGATGTTGTCACACAAGTTCTTTACAGATGCAACTCCAGCAACATCAACAGCAACAGATTGTCCATTGATAATAATAGTATTACCGGCGGTTAATGTAGCAGACGATGTGGTTTGCTGGATAGCTGGCCATGCAGTTTTCCAGTTGTCGCTGCCAAGTAGTTGCCATGTGTTGTATAAATCAAGCAATGGGCTACCAGCAGTGGTATAATTTACAGTTGCGCTGTAGCTACTTGTAGAAGGACCGCCGCGCTTGTAATAAATGCGGTTGCTAGTTTGAGTAGCAGTTACAGCATAATCACCAATTGATCCAATGGTAGTCAATGGGATAGTAGTTGTTGGAGTTAAATCACTGGTGTTAGTGATTACTGTAGGAACCTTGTTTGTAAATGATGCTGTGGTTTGGTTCCATTGGAAAATACCCCAGAGACTTTCGCTTGTGTCTAACCAGAAATCGCCATCAGTTGCAGCGCCGGTTGGGCGAACTAAACTTGCAGTAAGTTCAGACAAATCAATATCGGCACGTTGAACATAGCAACGATTTGTAACGCCTAGTGCAGAATAAGCAGCCAATAAGCCGTATTCATTGAGTTCGTAACCGTTGATTGGAGTGCCAGCAGTGGTCTTGTAAAAGAATGGTACACCAAATGTAGCAGACAAGTCACGTTGACTTGTAATTAGATATGGTTTGTTTGCATTAGCTGCCAATGTTCCGGCAGCAACGCCAGTTCCTGTTCCAGAAACTTTATTTTGTGCTGTTGCAATCAACACATACGGGACTGAGTTTGTAGCAGCAGGGATATATTGACTCTCGTCAATTACTGTTACTTCTACGCCGGGTGAAATTAGTGCCATGGTAAATCCTTTTCTTAGCTAATGATATTTAGCGGATTATCCAAAAAGACGGCTCTACAGACGCCCTTACAGTAAGGTTTACCTATAAATAGTCCATGTCAAGACCGATATGTCCAGCATGTAACCAACGACCACGAGCTATAAACTGTTATAGAGACGAGAGAGTATACTATCGTAGTCGCTGTGAGATATGCATCAAGAAGAATAAGAAAGTCAAGCCGCCAGTGCCTCGCTGGCAATCATCCGGGTATAAGAAAAAACCCGCATGTGACAAGTGCGGGTTTCGGGCAAGATATTCAGCTCAACTACTGGTATATCATGTGGATGGAAATCTACACAACACAGACGTTCGCAATTTAAAAACTGTTTGCTTGAACTGTGTTGAAGAAATCAAACGCTCGGATCTTCCGTGGAAGAAAGGCGATCTTGAGCCAGATGCTTAACTTGTTGATACAAATGATCTAGAGTCCCGTTGTTATCGATGATTTGATCAAAATCTGTACCAATCCATGAATATTCACTGGCGTGAACACCGAGTTCGTCTAGCTTTTTCTTGCTTAGAGCCCAGCGACTATTGCCATTAGGACCACGATTGTATGCTACCGCAGCATTGTACCACTCAGGTTCGTCCCCTCGTCTGATACGCACTACAATACCGCCTGCGGCTTTGATAGCTCGGATCTCGTTGGGAAAACGACAGTCTGTAATAACAACATCATCTGTGGTATTACGCAGTTTGTTTTCTAAACTAGCAATCCAAATGTCGTCGTGGAATCCAGTTCTCAACACATTTGTGCCCCATTGCTGTAGCACCCAACGTGGGGTAAGCTCGGGCATTTTAAGGCGTTCTGCCCACCATGGATCTACTTGCTCGCGCCACTCTCTTGAGTGTTTTGTGCGGCCTTCTAGCATGGTTCTGTCCCAACCGAACACTTGGCTCACAGCGTCTTTAAGGGTGTTAGCGAAACTTTCTCTACGAAAGTGATGTAAGTTTACAAGGTAGTCGGCTGCTGTATCTTTGCCGGCTCCGATAAGTCCACAAATCCCAATGATCATTTCAACTCCGTTACGTTGAGATATTTAAGCGTATTTTGTAGCATGCCAATTTGTCTGCGGCAGTCTTCTAACGCATGGTGTGTTGTAGGCGGGATAGGTTGATCTGGCCACAGTGAAAATACTGTGCGACTATCGCGCACCATGTAGTATTTCCAGGGCAGTGGCTTGCGATAACTTTTATAAGCATGCTCTAGAATGTTCATGTCGTATGTTGGGCCTTGCGCCCATATCATTTTACTGTGCCAAATCAGCTTGCCTAATTCATCTAATGCTTGATCCAACGGAACTCTACCTTCTTCATTAAACGCTTCGTCCCGAACAACCGCAGGCTGGGTAGCCCACCACTCAATAGTGCCGTCGTCAATTATGCGATTTTCCTGGCTTTCCAAGGTCACACGGGCATAATAAGATTGCTCATAGTATCCTCGGCTAAACGGGTCAAAGGCTTGAGCAGCGATAGTAAGGATAGTAGCATCTGGGCCAGTTGCTAAACCTTCTAAGTCGATCATTAAGTGCATACTGCATTATAGCAGATTTTATGCAGCGATGTCTATTCCAAAGGTGAGATTTATCCATTCTCGCATGGCATTTCGAGTAGGGTGAAGTTGATCAGATTCTAATCGTTCATTTGATTGATTAGCCCACTCAAACGGAGTAGTATCGAGTTTTATTTTTGACCAATCAATCAAATTATAATAAGCAGAGTCTTTGTCCACAGTGCCAAAATAATGCTCGTGTCTGGTGTGGGAATAATCCAAAAATGGATTGTAGATGAAACTCATTTGATACTCAACATCCAACTTTTCTAAAAAACTTTGGGTATAGAGTATATTACGCAAACTATTATCTGTTAAGTATCGATTGTCAGCGCCGAGATATTGTGTTTTAAAAATTTGTCTTATATCGCCCGGGCAGGTACTGTCCCATGTCCAAGATCCTGCTTGGCCACCTGAGTGATACCACACAGATCCTTCAAGTGGTGTGCAAAAACTATATGCTGGATTTCCTTCCCAAGCGCCGGGGTAAGTTTCGTGTAGCTCTCTAGTAATAACTGTGTCTAAGCGATTAATCCCAGTCCAGATAACAACAACTTTATCGTAATTATTTCGCGAACACTCATACGCAACCCTGGCTGCTATAGCTTGGTTGCCAGTGCCGCTGGTTGCTTTTACTGCGATGTGGGGATGTAGTTTCCAAGATGTAGTTGTTTGTTCGCCCAGTGTGCTACAAAAACTACAACCAACAATCAATGTTTTCAATTATCCAATGACCCAGGTTAAAGGTTGTGATCCATCCACATAGGTTTTGAGTTGCTCAATCAAGGCGTCCATTTGTGTCTGTGCTTCTGCTTTCATTGCAGTTCCGTTAAGTGTGCCGCCACCTTGTGGCCCTGCAATTGTTCCAAACTTTTCACGGGCTTCACCTATCATCAACTTACAGTTAGCAACCATGTAATCGCGGATCCATTGACGGATTTGGAAGTCGCTCAACAAGTTGATTTCGGGCTTTAAGTTGTCTGTCCAGAGCAGGACGTTTTCGCCTGTACCGCGCCAGTCACGTGCCATTTGAATCTTCTTTGTAACAGGGTTCCATGTAAACACAACATATTGACCGAACATACGTCCTGCTAGCTCAACATACTGAGTGTAGAAGTCATAAGTTGCTAGACCACCAGCAACGTTAAAGTTCATCAAATAAACGTTTAAACTTGCTTGTGTAAATGGGTCAAAGTTTGTGGCGTATGGACCTTGTGAGTTACCAAATGTTCTACGGAATACTTGGCGCACATTAATAACTTCTTGCGGAAGTGTGTAAATGTTAACGTCCTGAACTAACTCCAAGAAGCTGTAGCTTTCTTCGTAGGCATTTTGAGCACGTTGGCGATAAGTGCCAATTGTTTTTTGATATGCCGCTTCGTAATGATCCGGGTCGAGTTCTACGTCGATCATGCCACTGCCCAATTGCAGTTGCACATAATTAATAAGATCTTGTTTTAGAACGTCTAGTGTATTTTCAGCCATATAGGGAACTCCGTCCCTATATTTAGCTTACCACACACGGAGGACAATTAGGTTTTCAGTCCCACGAGCGTTCCATGCTACTTCAGTGGCTTTGATATCCTTGAAGTATTTGCGAGCAGCTGGTTTGCCAACAGTTGTAATCTGCTTGAGTTGCTCTGCTGGCTTGCGAAGCGTTTTTTGCACAGTTTCTACAGTAGAGAACCCAATGATTGAGTTGTTCTTAACTGTAAACACTTTGGCATACTCATCTGCCACAAGGTGGATAAGTTTGCGCTTCTTGCTGTCATACAACCATGCTTCGCTCTTGTCCACAAGTTGTGCAGCCGGTAGGCTCTTGAGTTTGAGTTCTGCAAATTCCGGTTGAATCTTAAACTTAGCCGCTTTCTTCTCTGGAGGTACTGCCTTGACTTTGCGTGGCTTGCGTTCCACTTTCTTGATCTGCACATAAGAGCCACAGTCACTCAGTACCAATTCGCAAAACTTAACGCATTGCTTGAGTTGATTCTTGTTCATGTAGTCATATGCTTTAACTAAGTCAGCATCTTTACCTGCAACAGCATCTTCAAACTCAGCAAGATTCTTAGTCCACTTGTCTTTAACAAGGCTAATCATTTGCGGAGCGATGTTCATGCTTCGCATCAGTGCCACAGGTTTGTAGTCAGCATTGAGCTTGGCACCGTTAACAATAAATTCGTCAAACAGTCCATCGAGTTCGCCCATGAACTCTGACACTTTTTCACGCAACCGATCCTGGATAGTGAGTCTAGCAGGAGCATTTTCATCCACTGCTTCTTCTTCCTTGGGCTCGTCTTTGATTGCCAACAGCTCTTTAATAAGGTTGTCCAACTTAATTTGCTCATGCTCATCAAGTTGCAGGCCCATCAAGCTCATGCGGGCAAGCCAGCCTGTGGTCAATCGCATTTGGCTGTCACTCAGGGCGCGAATTTGTTTTGCATCTTTGGTGCGATCATGTGCATCCAAGTAAACGCAAACAAACTCTTTGGCTTCCTTTTTGCCGTAGAAGTAATTGTACCAGTTGAACGCACGAGTAAGAGCTGTAAAACGTTCCTCTGTAGGCTGGATAGCCCAAGTAGGCTCAAGCCCCACATACTTTGTATCTGGGCTACGAGGATTCAGTGGTTTGAGAGAAACTTTCATTACGGCTCCTTATGTAATCGTGTAATTATAACACTTTTTGGTTAATTGGTCAAGTTCGCAGAAAGTAATACTAAAGTAAGATCTGCTTCATTGCGGAATGTAATCCAGTATGGGCGCACATCGTAACGGCCCGAACGATCACCGTAGTAGTGGTACCAGCTGTGCTCAGGCATCCAGCCAGCACTATCAAACCGGTCCCGGCAAATCTTTTCAATTTTCCCTGCGTCCTTTGTGTAGCCGTTTGGGAACTTCAAGGCGATAGTATGCCCTTGTTCTTTGTATTGCTTAAAGCGACGGTTTAACTTAACAATTTTCATACCCAAATTATAGCAGTTTTGGATTTATTGGTCAAACATACATTAAACGGGCAAGGGTTAAGTGCTTTTCTAGGTTGACAATTAATTCTTCTGCTTGTGCTCTCAAGGTGTTGTAATGACTAGTAATTTTGTTTAACCTACGGCATTCCACGCTTTCGCTGTCCAGCTTATTTAGAGCAGAGTCTACTGCACCCAGCATTTTAAGCAAATCGCGGCGTGCCATACGATTGTTTATGTTTAAAATTTGGTCTGAGCAATCTGTTGCTCTTTGGTATAACTCGTCCATAATCCTATTATATACCCAAAATCATTTGCTGTCAAACTACCCATAAATAACAGTTATGCCACGCTTGAGTTTATACCGTCCCAATCGCACAAACGATTACCAATTCTTTGACCGCACAATCAGCGAAATGTTCACTGTAGGCGGGCTTGACATGTATGTCCACAAATATTTAGGTCCAGCCACAGGCGATGCCGGGGACAACGACGCTACATTGCCGGTTTACGATCAATCAAACCCGCTGTTTATTGAAGATTTGCTGTTGCTAGAAAACCGTGATCGCAAATACGATCAGGATGTTTATATCATGCGCGGTGTTTATCGTCAACAAGACATTGATTTTAACTTGAGTCAATTTGGGTTGTTCTTAAACAACGATACGCTGTTTATTAGCTTTCACTACAATGACATGATTGATACATTTGGTCGTAAGTTAATGAGCGGCGATGTGTTAGAGTTACCTAACTTAACAGATTATCACCCACTGAACAAAACCATTAACAAAGCTCTACCACGATACTACGTTATCCAAGAAGGAAACTTTGGCAGCGAGGGTTTCAGCCAAACTTGGTTGCCACACATCTGGCGTGTAAAAGCAACACCAATGGTCAACGCACAAGAATATCATGACATTACAGATAAACCGTTTGAGCCAGACAATATCTGGGACAATGGTAACTTTTATCCGTCAGGGTCTACTGTGCTCGATGGCAATACATATTACGAGTCAACGCAAAATGTTCCACCAGGAACACCTATTACAGATACAAACTACTGGCGTCCGAAAGACCCAGCAACAATTTCAGATCAAATGTCTACAAGACCTGTTGACCTTGCACTCAATGATGCTATACTTGTCCAAGCAGAAGTTGAGTTGCCATTGTCGGGTTATGACACTGTTAAATTTTATATTTTGCCCACAACAGAAGATGGGCAACCAGCTTCAAGTGGCCTAACAACTGATAACACAAATACCACTGTTGATAGCACAGAAGGCGGTGAAGGCACTACGCCTAGAAGTGATGGATACACACTAGGCTACTTAACCGGCGATGGCATTGCACCAAACGGATTGCCCGTAACACCTGGTGTTAGTTTTCCGCCAAACCCTGTATCCGGAGATTATTGCTTACGTCTAGATTATTTCCCAAATCGTTTATTCCGTTTCAACGGTGCTTCTTGGACAAAAATTGAAGATAAGGTTCGCACAGGTCTCGACTTTGCTGAAAACGCCAAGACGCTACGTGCCGGATTTGTCAATAACACAAACACAGTTCAAACCAACGATCGCGGTACTATCCCAAGTCGCCAGAGTCTATCACAAATTCTCAAACCCAACGCCGATAACGGAGGTTAACAATGGCAGGTCCACTATTTTTCTACGACGAACAGATACGTCGTTTCTTACTACAGTTTGCTAGAATTTTTTCAAACTTTCAAGTTGAATACGGTCGCAACGAAGAAGGTACGCAACACACCTTGATTCGTGTACCAGTTCGTTACGGAGATTCAACTCGACAGGTGTCAACTGTAATGCAGAACAACTCTCCTAACGCATTGCCTAGCACTCCTCTAATGACGTTTTATATTACCAGTTTAGATTACGATCGTCCACGTATGCAAGAACCGTATCATGTTAGCAAGATGAATGTGCGTCAACGTTACTATGATACAAATACTGACACGTATGAAGTAACTCAAGGTAATGCATTTACCATTGAGCGTTTAATGCCTGTGCCTTATAGTTTAACTATTAACTTGGACATTTGGACGTCAAATACCAATCAAAAGTTTCAACTACTAGAACAGATTATTCCGTTGTTTAATCCTGCTCTAGAAATTCAAAGCACCGACAACTTCATTGACTGGACTTCGTTAACTGTGGTTGAACTAGACTCTACCCGTTGGTCTAGTAGAACTATACCTGTGGGAACCGAAGACCCAATTGATATTGCTACACTAACATTTAAAATTCCAATTTGGATTAGCTCACCTGCTAAAGTTAAGAAACTTGGCGTTGTTGAACGCATTGTGGCATCAATTTACGATGCCAATGGTGATGCTAGTATTGCTATCACTGATAACGATTTACTAATGGGTACGCGACAAATCTTTACACCATACAATTATCAAGTTTTGTTGATTGGTAACAAATTACAAGCATTGCGTCCACAACAAGTTGTTGATCAACCAAACACTAGTTTAAATCCAGCTGATTCACCAGCAAGTAACCTAATGTGGCATGCAGTAATCGGAGATCTTGGTGTTCTTCGAGAAGGTGTGAGTTTAATTAAACTAGAACAAGAAGATGGCACCGAAGTCATGGGAACAGTTGCTTATGACCCAACTGATGATAGATTTTTGTTGTTTAATGTGAACGTTGATACTATCCCAGCCAATACACTCGGACCTATTAATGCTGTGATTAACCCACTTGCATCCGGTCCCGGGGAAGGGCTACCGGTTGCAGCAGTTGGCCAACGATACTTGCTTACCGAAGATACAGGCAGCGAAGATGGCTACGCACAGGCCTGGGCAGGAGCGTTTGGACAATACTTAATTGCAAAAGCAAATGATATTGTCGAGTATGACGGTAGTAGATGGATAGTTGTTTTTGACAGCGAGAATAGCACAGTAAATAAGCAATATGTTACCAATCTCACTTCAGAACTACAATATGAATGGACCGGTTCTTCGTGGATTAAAAGTTATCAAGGACTTTATCCCGGAGGAACATGGAGTCTAGTCTTGTAAACGCAGTTGGTATACTTTTCTATTCACTAGATACCCAACGCTATCTTTATCTATTACGCAACGATCCAAGACATCCTGGATCTTGGGGACTGCCTGGTGGCAAAATGGACGCTGCCGAAACACTCATTCAAACCATTGAACGCGAATGTTTAGAAGAAATGGGATTTATGCCAGAGTATCTTAGACTAGCGCCATTGGAAAAATTCACATCAGCCGATGGTAAATTTGTATACCATACATTTTTTTGTAGCGTAAAGAACGAATTTGTTCCTGTGCTCAACGACGAGCACACTGGGTGGGCGTGGATTGCATCCGGACATTGGCCGAAACCAATGCATCCAGGACTATGGTCTACAGTAAACTTTGAAGCAGTAAAAGATAAAGTTACTGCCATGGAAAGAAGTTATATATCGCAATAGAGAACAAATTCTCTGTGTGTTAGTTGAACAAAGTTAGAATTATTTTTCCAGATATCAGGTGTTTGTGTAGGGTTTGATACATGAACAAACTTCGTTGACGGATACGACATCATCAGTTGATTTAGTTGCCCGGCCCAATCTTTATGCCCTAGCTCTGCATCATCGTGATAACCTAATAAAAATACTTCTTGATGACCGTCAAACGCAGCAAGGTATGGTAATGCTACTTGAGGAATGATTCTAGGATTGTAAGGTATTGGGTAAAACACGCCAGGATACTCTAGGCACCACTTTGGTGATGTATATATTGTGCATTTATTGTAAGCGTGTTCGTTAATAAGCTCGTGTAGGACTTCGCCATCTCGTTCGATCACAAAATCCAATTGCATTAACTTAGCAATTTCTCCGGTACCGTATGTTTGTAATTTTTTACTACCTAGCAGTCCACCTTTGTGATGTTGTAATATAGTAAAATCAAAATATTGTGAATCAGCTGTGCTACCAACACAAGCTGCTCGGCCAGAAATATGATTATTTTCAATCGGGTTTGGGATCCATTCTCGACGAACTCTTTTCTTGCCCTCAGCCCATAGTGAATTTGTAATAACAAATTCTCCAGTATAATCTTTTCTATAACGTTCTGTAATCATAATCTTCCTACTACTACTTCAATTGATTTAACCGATGACTCAGGCCAATCTTCTAGTGATTTGCCGATCATACAACCCGGGCGGTATGTTTCTTCGTCTAGTGCTTGTGCCACTCCTGGTAAAACACTACTTACTAATCTATCACCTTTTTTTACAGGACCTAATACTTGACACGGAACTCGACCTGTTAGTGCAACGGGCACAGAATTTAAATTAGAAAGGCCGCTGTTCATTAGGTAACTTGGATTAGTGGATACAACACCAGCAATACGAGTGCTAGATTCGGTTGTAGTTATTGTAACTTCGTGTGTGCCACCAAACTCAACCACTGTGCCAGGCATGTAGGTTTGATCGCCTTGATACATTTCTGCCAAGTCAGCATATTGTGCAGAAGTTGCTTTGGCAAACACAGTATTGAAATACAATGCTGAACTACCGATATTACCAGTTCCGTTAGCACCAGTGTTAATAATACTGTTTGTGTAAAGTGTTCCAACAATACCGGTCGAAGTAGTGTTACCTGTTACTGTTACACCAGTTGTAGATATAACAACAACGTTGCTTGTGCCGCCAATGGTAATATTAGCGTTGCCACCGCTAGTGCCAATATTAGCTTCAGATGTGCCGTTGAAGATTTTACTTGCGCTTAGGCCAGTTATAAATGTTCCATTACCAAGTAAGTAAGTTCCTTGGAGGTTACCTGACGCAGTAATGTTTCCTGTTGCACTGATTAACCCAGTTACATATTCTCCAGCTGTTGAAAAAACAGCTACGTTTGATGTTCCTGCAATGGTTATATTGGCATTGCCATTTGTTGCTGTAGTTACGTTGGTTGTTCCGTTTACAAGAGAGCTTCCGCCGCCGCCTGCCGATCCGGGCACACGAGTCCACGAACGTTGTGCCGATGCATACACATAAGTTATGCTGTTGACATTTGCTAGTTCGCCGTTTATAGGGCTAGTGGGAAAAGTTGCTGCCATTACGTTATCCTAATAGCATATTT